TATAATACTACCTGGTCTAAACATTGCACAAGTTATAATACTTTGATTTATAGGATTTGAAAACTTAATATTTATACCCGGATATTTACTTGGATTAAATGAATACATCTTAACAGATTCCGTTTCTTTTGAATCTAAAAACTTACAAACATTTGCTTGTTTTATATTTTTGTCTATCTTGAAGTCTGAATTTATCATGCATATTCTTACATTTGATATAAAAGCATCGGATGCAAATGCTGAAAGGTTATATAGTCTTCTATATATTTTTCTTATAGCGTATGTAGCCGACATGACATTTAATACTCCGGCTAACTGCATATTCCCATTTGAAAATATCTTGATAGATACCCTATTTTTAGATTGATACTTTACACCTGTGTATGTATTTATACAATTATAAAAAGTTTTACCTGTTATTTCTGAACAATAAACATTTATATATTCTTGTAAATTTATGGCGGTATTGAAACTACAACAGACCGTCATAGTTGAAATACTCCAGTTTTTTACTAAATTAAACTTTTCAAGTTGAGTTATACTTTGTAGCTCATTGTATGTGTCATAAAAATTACTAAAGTTTTCATTACATATACAATCATTGTGTTTGCATTTAGGATCGCAAATTTTGCAAAAATCAGTCATTTGATTCTTTATATTACAATATAAGTTTTCTTTATATTAATATTTTTTAGTAATTTATGACCTCTATTAGTTGAATATAATCGAGTATCACCCTGTTATCCATAGATTCTCTGCAAGCTTTTAGTATTATTTCGGAGTCTTCTTTTGGATGATTTTTAATTAAGTAATCAATGTAGTATATAAACCTTGGTAATATATTATTATATATTACCTCCAAAGAAATTTGTTTATTTTGAACTTCATTTAAGATGTCATATAGACAGTAAGTTATTATATTTAAATCTGTATTTTTAATCATACTTTTTGAAATAAGTATCTTATTAGTAGTCTTTCCGTAGTAGTATCTTATTAATTTGTTAATTTGCATTAATTTATTATCTTTTATAATTTGTCTTGTACACGGATCTCTAAAGTCTTGCGTTTTATTTAAATATTCGACGAATGTATAAAAATCGTAATAAAAAAACTTATCATTTACTTTTATAGAAATAAAAGGATACTTTAGAGATTCGTGACATATAGGACAAGTTTTTTCATTTATTGTCTTATTTCTTAAACCACTCTGAATAATTTTAGCTGCGTTATATTTTTTTAATAAGACTAAAAGATAATCTTTATTATAATTTGATATATAACGTATACCCTTTATTCTACACAGATTTCTAATAGCTTTAACAGTAAAAATTTTTGAATAAGATATCAACATCACAATTAATTATAAAATATATTTTTAAATTAAAAGCCTTAAATTTAAAAATGTGTTTAAAAGAATAAAATATTTAATTTATAATGTCTTCTTTTAAGATTTCTAAAAAAACAGCTCATACAGATACAAGAATGTCTGTAATAGCAAAACATGATAAAACAATAGAAAACATAGAAAAAGATAAAAAAAATATAAATAAGTACAAATCCGAGTTAAATTTATTATACAAAGCTAGAACTGTTAATAAATTTAACAGGGAAATTGAAGCTAAAATAAAACATTTAGAGGAAAAAATAAACGACTTAGAGACAGATAGAGAACTTTCTGATTATCTTTTTAGATCTATGGATTTTATAAGAGAAATAGACTCAGAGGAGCATACAACAGAATGCAATAATGACGGCGAGATATTTAAGTACATCTCATTAGATTCTACTAATAATAAAGAAGAAATGTACAAAAGATATATGGCAAAATGTTTTCCAAAAGAATCTAGTGGATATATAGAAAAAAGGCAAAATAGTTACATTTGTAGAGATTGTCAGTGCAGTACTATTCATGACTCGTCGTCTGGACTACTAATTTGCTACAACTGTGGTCTAACTGAAACTTTTAATATTTCAGAACTTCCAGAATGGAATCATGCTGAAAATCATGAGTATACAAAACCATATAGTTATAAACGTACTAATCATTTCAAAGAATGGATAACCCAGATACAAGGTCGAGAAGGGACAAATGTACCAGAAGAAGTAATTCAATTACTAATTTTAGAAATCAAAAAAGAACGCCTCACAGACAAAACTTTGATTACGTATTATAAAATCAAGGAATTTCTTAAAAAATTAAAATTAAACAAGTACTATGAACATATACCAAATATCATTCATAAAATAACCGGTAATAAACAATTACATATATGTCAAGAATTAGAGAATAAGCTTATAGAAATGTTTAATGAAATTCAAGAACCGTTTGAAAAGCACTGTCCAAAAAATAGAAAGAACTTTTTAAGCTATTCTTATACTTTATATAAATTTTTTCAACTACTTAACAAACACGAATACCTAATTTACTTTCCTCTTCTAAAGAGCAGAGAAAAACTATTTGAACAAGAAAATATATGGAGAGGAATATGTAAAGATCTAGATTGGAAATTTATAAAGTGTATATAATTTATTTAATGTAATGTAATGTAATGTAATGTAATGTATTTAGTAATTATTAAATACTACAGCTCCGTTTTGATACAAAGCGGTACATTTACCCTCTACTACAACTGTTAAATAGTCCAAAAATCTTGAAAATATAGTCATGTTACTAGATGTTAACGGGGTTAAAACTATACGAATACTATCATATTTACTCAGAGGTACGTAATTTTGATCTGTATTATATTCTTTAGAATTTTTTGCAAAATATATTTCCGCAATTTTACACGATTCCGCCCCCGTCCCAGCAACGGTTGATATGTATTGACTATAAGTAGGTCCCATAGAAATTTCTGAAACACTACTTTGAATCGTTCCGCAATAAGAAGTAGAATTTAAAAATAGTTCTACATTAAACAACGGAATTTTACCGTATTCACCTATTGATGTTATATAAAGTTTTTCTGCATTTATATTAAAATTATCACAAATTATTGTAATTGGAGTACTAGTTGATAAATGTGGGTAACCGGAGACTGTTTGAGGATTTGATATTGTTGCGCTCTGTGTAACATTTGTTCTTTTTGGAATTACTTGACTCCTTAAAAAGTCTCTTTCAGAGTTTGTCATTGAGTATTTATTAGCATACAAATTAAATGTGAACTTATTGTCAGCTCCTATGTTAATATTCCAGAGTGAGACATTTTGGTCTGGATTGTTCAAAAGAAATCCTGCGCCAATGAAGGTTTCGTCGAGAGAGATAGCTGTTTCCGACCGAGCATCTACAAGGTCGGCGGCGAGTTTGAAACTGTTTTCGTTTACTTTGATAACATAGTAAGTTTCGTCACTAGTAAACCCGCCTATGGCGGTGTCGGACCTTTTTTTTACAATACAAACAGCACCAGTAACAAAGCCGTGATCGTTAATCGTAATAGTTCCGTCTGGATCGGAACTATAAATGATGACATTATTCTTTGTAACAGGTATGGCCTGATAGACCCGAGTAAATGTCTGCGAGTCATTGCCTTGTCCAGTGAGAATGATAGCTGTTTCCAACTGAGCATCTACAAGGTTGGCGGCGAGTTTGAAACTGTTTTCGTTTAGTTTGATAACATAGTAAGTTTCGCCACTAGTAAGCCCGAAGTACTGGGCGGGACCGGGACCAGCGCTATAAATAACGACTGTACCAGTAACAAAGCCGTGAGCGTTAATCGTAATAGAGTCGGCTGAGGTGTTGACCTGATTCGTCAAAACGATCACGGGCGAGGAGGCTCGGGTAAATGTCTGCAAGTCATTGCCTTGTCCAGCGAACCTGACAATGGTGGTGACGTCCGCTGGGTCGGTGAGTCTGAAACTGTTTTCGTTTCTCTCGGAAACATAGTAATCTTTGCCATCCTCAAGCCCGTCTATGGGGGTGCCACCTCCGCTGCTATAAATAAGCGTCTCCCCATTACCAAAGCCGTGAGCGTTAATCGTAATAAGGTTGGAATTTTCGGTGGCGATGGTAACATTATCCGTTGTAGCTCCCGGATAAGAAGATAAAAAATTAGTATTATAATCACTCTGGGTTAAAAACTGTGGATAGACTTTTACTTGCAGAACTTGATTATTTGCGCATGCCATTAAATATGAACAGTTTGTTTTTGAATTTATTAAATTAAAAATTGGGAGTCTGATGTTTGTATATACACTGCCATTTGAATCACTACTGATTTGTGATACATTTCCTCTCCCTTGTACACTCAAATTTAAATATTTATCAGATATTAAAAGTTGTTTTATCTGCGCAGTAAAGATAGTAGATATAACTTGATTACCAATACATATTTCAATTCTTTCTATAAATCCAGCCATAAACCAGGGAGGAAGTGGGGACGACGGTAATGTCGCAGATTGTATATTTTCGGCGCCAATAGTTAAAACTAAATCATTTATAGCATCGGTGTCATTGTCAAATGTAAATACTATAGTACCGGGATTAGAAGCTTGCGAAGAGGGTATTTCAGAATTGTTAGAAGATACTTCCGAAAAACTACAACCATTGACGTAATACTTATCTGTATCATTTTCATTCCAAAAAACAGACTTTACACCTGGTAAATTTTTATCAGTTGTTCCATAACCTTGTGTACCCGTGCCGTCATAAGCTGCTATTGCTGCAATTGACCCTGACATTTATTATAAATGTATTTATTTTTTTTTTAAATTAATTTAATTCAATTGTACTGCATTGTATTGTTTATTTAAATTTAAATAAATTGTACAATACATTTATTCATTTATTCATTTATTCATTTATTCATTTATTCATTTATTCATTTATTCATTTATTCATTTATTCGTTTATTCATTTATTCATTTATTCATTTATTCATTCACTTATATTTAGTACATGGCTAGCGAAGCCGCACCACCCCTGAAGAGTGCAGTTGTCTCGCCAACACAAGTTACGTTTACGAATGTCGAAGAACCTTGAACTGGTACAGAGGTAAATGTTAAAGTTAGGCGAATGCTATCGAATCTATTTAGAGGAACAGACGAACCGCTGAAAGCGGTAGCAGCAAGAGGGAAAACATACGTTCCTATTCCAAATTCATCGACCTTAATGGGGTCGTCCGTCGTTCCAGTACCGTATATATACTTATTTGAATAAAGACCTAGCGAATCAGATGTACAAGAATCTAGTAAAACACCGGGTAACTGTCCTGAAAATGAGCTAGAATTTAATTTTAATTCTACGCTTGATAATTTTACGTCAACCCCCGCCGCGCTAACCCCCGCGTTACCAGATATTATTAAATGCGATGCATACAAAGAAAAGTGATCTAATTCAATTGTCTTAATAGCAGATGACCCCAGGTCAGACGTATATG